TATGGGCATCTGAATGTATACAGATCGTCTTTTTTTCTTGCAAATCGATCAAGTCTGCACCCTACCATTGGCAGGTACTCATGCTCTACACAATACATTCAATCAGCCAGTGGTCTTGGGCCCTAGTATACCAGGCCTGGACACAGGTGTCAACATCTTCATCATAGGTGGAAAGATTTGTAATATTGTTACAAGAGTGGTCAGTACAGCAGTAGTGGCAATGACAAACTTAGCATTGCTTTCTGTTTTCTTCTGGATCCTATCCATCCTAGAATTGACCAGTGCATAATCTTTGTCGTGCCTTTCCTTCATCTCTTCCAGCATACCGATGATAAGTTTATCGGCACGTTCGGATTCATCCAAACGATTTTCATGGCGCTCCAAGATTACAGCAACTCTATTGCTATTTTCTGAGATTGTTCCAACTGCTCTTTCGAGTTTGTCAAGCATCTCTTTGGAGAGATCTTCATAAATATCCAGTTTACTTTCTAAAACTGCTAATCTACCAAGACCGAATGCCATTAGTCCGAAGCCCCTTTATTGCCGCCAACCTTAGCCTTTTGTTTTAGTTGCATAGTTTTCTGTTGCAATTGTTTTTGAAGTTGTTGTTTCTTCAGTTGAACTTTCTTCTTCTCGATGGCAATCTGTGATGCAGCCATGTCTGCTTGCATTGCTTTTTCATCAACACCTTCATAAAATCCTGACATAGTTCTTTGCCTTTTATTATTGTAATAGTTTAGTACAGATCCTGAGAATAGTCTAGTAATTTTTACTTTGGTCTCAGCAAATGGGGGTTGAATGATTGTTCTCAGTTTCAGCTTAACCTCTAATGGACTCTTACCACTCATGATAAACTCTCCAATGTCAGGGAGTTGTACCAAGAAAGGAAACGTCTGGTAAGATTCAAACTGAACCTGAAGCATAGACTTCACACGACTCAGTTTTTTCTTCTTCTTCGACTTTACGCCAGGTTCATGTGCAGGTGGCAGAGCAGTCTCGGCACCTGTACCAACACTATTTGTGGGGGCATCTTCATTCATAACTGGGATAGTTCCGCTTCTGCATATGAGTCTATGGATGTGTTCTTCAACACACCCGTTGGCAATCTGTCTAAGAATTCTAAAAAGGTTTTCAAGACAGGAAATAAAGATCGGTCAATTTTATATAACAAGAGAGGTACTGTTGCCTCTCCAAAAGTATTAAACAATATTATTAAATGGTTTACTATCAGATGAGTTTTCAAGTCACCCGTCTGATCATACTTTTTAAGTAACCGTTTCAGGTATTTGAAACGGTTCATGTCATCAAAGAAATCATCTTTTGTTACTGATGCAGGATTATTATAATTCCTTATAGCAAAAAAGATATAATTGTCTTCGGTTAATATATCAAATCTCATAACAAAATCTAGTTATCAACTAGCGAAGGTCAATGTTGCGGCACCATCTGTAATCACTTCTTCTGTACCACCTGCTGAGGTAATCTTGACGCGATACTTATAGCCGTCCAGAGTGTCAGCAGCGAGAGCACTGTAAGCAAGAGTTGCGGTCGTGAAGTCTGCATAGGTGATACCAGTGTCAGTGTCAGCGGCAATGTTAACCCAACGTGTGGTTGCGTTAGCAGTCTGACGTTGCCAGACATATGCAAGTGCTCCAGGTGTTCCTGTGGTAGTAGTGGTAAGAGTAAACGTACCAGCACCAGAGGAACTAGTGGATGCTGCAGGTTGGACTGTGACAGTCACAGCGGATGCTACGTCTGCAGCGATGGTGTCATCTGCTTGCGTTTCTGTACCATCAGGGTTACTGATGAATGCAAGACACTCTGCCTTATGGCGAGTCTTACCTTGACTATCAGTGAATGTGCGATAGGACCACCAACCAGGGCCAGTGATACCGCGAGTCTTATTCTCGTTCAATACTGCTTCAGCAGCATCAATAAAAACAACTGTCTCGGTAGCAGAGCCACTTCCGTTACCACGGGCGAGTCCTGCTTGAGTTTTATTTGCGTTGCTATCAGTTCTCCCGTAAAGAGACATTGGTTACTCCGTATTAATTCCGATATATTTATTTATAAAAAAAGGGGCTTATGCCCCTAGATCATTCGGCTGGTAACTCTTCTTCTCTAGTAAGAATTGCCTTCTCAACTACAGCGAGAAGTTCATCATCCATAGTAGTCTTAGTCAAAGTGACTGCCTTTTTCAAAATGATTAGGCAGACTTCAACCAGTTTCTCACCAAGTTCTTCATTCTCAGGGACTCTAGATACGGCATCAGTAATAATTTTTGATGCCAATGGAAGTAAAAATGAAAACATTATAACTCTCTTAGGTGTTCATCTGTATTTATATCAGTCAGACTCTCCAGGACGGGCCTTATATGGATTAGGCTTAGGTGCTCTCTTACGAGCAAGGTTGCCCTTAATCTTATCAACAGGTGTTACTCCCTGATAAACTTTAGCACCTTTCTCTTTCTTCTTACCCTGAGGTTGAATGGCCTTCTTTCTAGTAGACATCAGACCCTGACCAGCAAGACTCTTGCGAACCTTTGACATAGCAGATCCAGGTTTGATAGTACCACCCTTCTCAGATGGTTTACCAGTCTGAGGATCCTTACCAGTCTCTTTAGCGTAACGTGTACGCTCATCCAGTTCGAGTTCTTCCTTGCGAAGACCTAACTTACGTTTGATCTTATCACGCAGACCTTCTTTCTTCTTAATATTGGCACCCATTGCATTCAATCTACTGACAGCAGTACCAGACTTTGGCTTTGATGCCTTCTGACGTTTGGAGTAGTCCATGTAGGACTCACCTGGTCTCAGTTTCTTAGAATCTGCCTTTGGTTTTGGTTTAGAACTAGCACCATCTTCACGGGCACGAGCATTAGCACCAGGTCCACCCAGTTTCTTATCCTTTTCAGGATCTGGATGCCACATATCTGCACGTTCGTGAACAGTTTCTTCTTTTGCCAAACGTGCTTTACGTTTTGCTGCTGCCTTGGCGAGGATTCTTGCCTTAGCGTCATCCTGAACTGTCTTAGGGATAGAACTTACAGCGCCAATCTTCTGATCAACATCACCAGGTGCATAACCTTCTTTAGTTAAAGCTGAGGCACGTTTGCGGGCTTTGTTACCCTTACCTCTCGCATCATCAGCACCATACTTACTATAACCACCTTTCAACTGACGTTCATGTGCTGCTTTTGATCTATCTGCAACACCTTTAGAATAACGTGAACCACCAAATTCCTTTTGATCACTTTCTGCTTTTGCACGAGTCTTCTTAAGAATTTGAGCCTTAGCAGAAGTATCAGACCTTTCTGGACCAACATTATACTTCTTACGAAGTTGATCACCTCTACTCATGGGTTTTGCTGGTTCTTCTTTCTTCTTACCAAGAAGTCTCTTTACTGCAGAACGTAAACCCTCATCTAAAGATTGATACTCCTCATACATATCATCCCAAGTAAGATCAGAGCAGTCATACCCTTCAGTAATAAGGAAATCAACATACTCTTCAACCTCAACTTCTTCATTCTTAGCACCAGACTTATGACGGACGGTTCCTTTCTCGTCTGTATAAGTTTCTTTCTCCTTTCTAGGAGTTACATAACCTACACCAGGAACTGCACCAGTCTTACCAGCAGCTCTGGCAGCATTTCTATCTGCTGCTCTTTGCGCTGCTCTCTTACGGTTTCTATCGTATGAAGACATTGCTTCATCAATTGATTCAACTTCTTCTTGAGTATAAGTAACAACCTCTAATCCGCCGTTTTCTAAATCACCCCCGATACGTTGAATGTTTTCTTCACCAAGTTTCTTAGCAACCTTGTCAGCACCTTTCGATACTACAGATGCACCCTTCTGTGCAAGACGTGCAGTCTTACCTGCAACCTTCTTGATACCTCTCTTAACTTTAGCCATCCTCATACGATTGAGTCTTGACTTTGCAGCAGACCTATCCTTCTCAGGTGCAGCAGGTGCTGCGTTAGAGGAAGATGAAGAGGAAGTAGAAGAAGATGAAGAAGATCTACTTCCTCTTTCATATCCTTTCTTGATCTCCTCACCACTGGCCTTGACTGCACGTTTGGCAACACCACCAGCGTAACCAACACCCTTCATGATTGCACGACCTGCTTTCTTTGCAGCAGACTTAACTCTTTCCCATCTACCTTCAGTTGCTTCCATGAGCATGTCATCTGAACCAAAGAAGTCCAGAGCCTCATCAAGAGACAGGCCATCATCGACCATGATCTCTTCAATGAGTTCTCCCATCACAATCTCAAGTTCTTCATCTGAAAGAGAATCGAGTTCTTCAAAGTCAAAGGCCTCTTTGATCTCCTCCTTAGTAGGATTAATGATGACGGCCGTCTTCTTTGCTTTTTCTTCTAGGTAATCTGAAAAATTTAACATGGTTTCTCCTTAGCGTCCCATTTGTTTGGCATAAAACTTCTCGAAGTCTTCTCTACGCTTATCACCTCTAGGTGGCATAGGAGTCTTCTCTCCACGAACTTTACCATACTTTTTCTTGTAGTCATCACTACCCTTCTCAGGATTGTTTCTTGCATCCTGTTGTTCATCAAGTTCTTCACCCTCTTCGGCATAGAAACCATCTTGTTCAAAGATGACATCAAAGCCTTCTTCTCTCCACTCAATAGCGAGTCTTACATCTTCTTCAGTGTAACCCTCTTCAATCATCTCAGTTGCCATTTCCAGATGATACTCTTCAGGAACACAGTTAGGAACTTCCTTACCGTTTTTCTTTTTAGTTCCATCTGCCTTGTAACCCTTCCAACATGAGGAAGCACCAACGTTGTTACGTGCTGTCTCCATACCTTCTTCAACCTGAGTTTTTTGTACAAACTCTTTGAAAGATAAACCTTCCTTCATCGATTTATTCTTAAGTTCTGCCTTGCGTCCTGAAGGATCCTTGATAGCAATCCTACGTTGCATCTGCTTATTGGTTTCTTCCTCGTCACCAGATTTTACTGCTCTTTGCTCTTTACCATATGCGTTATTGGCCTGTCGTGCCATCTTCTCTTTAGGAAGTGACTTATAACCTTCCTCTACCTCAACTTCTTCCTTCTTATACTCAGGATGATCATCGAGTTTCATGCCACGCTTCTTCTCAAGACGTGCCTTACGCTCAGCGGTCTTGTCATCACGGACACCTTCAGCAACATCATCACCCTTCTCATACCACTTACCATCACCATCAGAATCTTGCCAACGTTTACCTTTCTTGGCTTCCTTCTTATGTTTTTCTTTGCTCATCTTTTCTTCTTCTACAGGTTCAGCAAAACTCATACCTTGTAGAATAGTTTCCATGTCAGAAAGCTTCCTTCCCGACTCTGAATAATTATCGTGGTGCATTGTTTTTACGAATAAAATTCCTTTTTATTATTTAGTCTTTTTACGTTTCTTGACGAAATCGTAGAAGGATGTGACTGTTTGTCCAGGTGTCATTGCCTGCACTTCACTTCTATATTTATCAGTACCAATCTCCCACTGTGTAGATGGGTCTTCACCTTCAACAATATCTTTCAACCAGGAGCGGTGCTTATTATCGTACTCATCGACAAAGATGATGTAGTTTGTACCTCTCTTAATGACTGGTCCAACCAGTCCTGTATTAATATTCTCTACAATACTACCTAATGGATACAAAGAATCTTTGATATATCTTTCTCTCAAAGTTTCTTGATCTAATTTAGGTGCAATCTCCCATGTCTCCATAGGTTCTTCCATAGGTTGAACACCCATGGCTTTTTGTAGTTGCTTCATAACCCTCTGTGCATCTGCATCATTCAAGGCCTTAGGCATACCCTTTCTGAATGACTTGAAGTCACCCTTCGCAGCAGAGTCACGCATCTTAGATGCAGACATGCCTTCAATCGAATCAGCATCTGGATCTCTTTCGCCAGCAGAGAGAACATCAATCGACTCAAAGTTATAGAGTTGACCGTTGTACTTGTTCGCCAGTTCATCAAACTCACTGACACGATCACCACCTACAACAATAGTGACACTATCAAATCCTTCCTCATCCAAAGACTTCAGGACATCAAAGATACTTCTCAGTGACTCTTTGTTCATGATATGATCTTTCATATCAGGGAACATCTTCTTCATGAGCGATACCTTCGCTCTAGGTTCCAGAGGATTCTTCTTCGCATCCTGTGATCTGGATGGATAGATTCTAAACTCACCACCAGAAGAATGAGACTTCACAGACTTCAGAAGTTTCTCATGTCCAACAGTAGGAGGATTGAAACGTCCGAAAGTAATAGTAACAGGACCAAGACCCTCACCATCTACCTCTTCACCACCTTCATCCTCTCCAGATGCAGGGGCTGACTGACCCTTCTGATTCTTTGGATCCTTCTCCACTTGATCGGCAGGAATCTGTTGATCCCTAGGCAGTCGATCTAGTTTCTCACCACCCACAGACTTGTGAGTGATGTTACCTCTAGGGTCTGCATACATTCCTCTACCAACGTGCTTCAGACCGAGACGTTTAGCTTGTTCACCCGATTTTGTTTCAAGTAGAAAATCCTTATAGCTTTTCATTTAGATTGAAAGTCCTTTCCTCTAGTATTTATGATCACTCTAATTTCCAATATGGAGCAGCGATTGATGACTTAGAGTTTGCATACAGATATAGATCTTCGCAAACTTGATTTCTTTTCTTATCGTTATTCATGTTTTTAATAATTCTGCCGAGTTCCATTGATTGTGATTTTGAATACACCCAAGCATCAAACTTTGCTTCATCCATATCTAACTGCATTTTCGTAATCTTGGTCTGATCAAAACTACTTCCAAGAACAGTTTTCATATCTGCAATAAGTTTTTTTACTACAGCAGCTTTCTGTTGTTTGTTTTTAATTTTTTGTGCAACCTTTGTATCTACTTGTCCTTGACCATGAATCTTTAGAATCATATTAGCAGGTCCACCACCAACCTTTCCTTGGTTGGCACTAGATCCCTTCACCTCTCCTTGCCATCCACTCAATGCATCACCAGAAAATCCTCTGAACTGAATTCTAACTCCATCCTTAAAATGAATATAGACATCTTTACTCTCTGTACTTGCTTCTACAGACTTAAATTCTTTTTCGGTTGCATCTTTTTTATCAAAGTTGAGAATATTTAATTTTGGAGTACCTTCAATTTTCTTAAGTGATACACCAAACATTTTTGGTGATTGTGGATTGATCCTCTCATTCATACACTGGTTTAATCCTCTCAGTGTCATCTCTTCCTCAAGACATTTAGAATCATAAGCAGGAGTTGTGATATAGATGTCTGCTGGTGACCATTTATTAATGTCAAAACTAAATCCTTCAGATTTCTTGACCCTAGATACTTGATTCTCAATATGTTTAACTACCTTTCCACCACGATGAAATTTAATTCCACTCTTAATGTTACTAAATTTATCCCATAATGTATTGGCACCTTTAACACAAGAATCAATCCAGTCATCAGACATATTATTTAAGATGTTTGGAATTGTTTCATCCACATCGAAGAGAGCTTTTGCTCCATTGATACTATCTTGAGTAATATCTGCTGCAGTAATATGACCACCCTTCTTGAAAGCGACTGCAGCATAGACTGCCTGTGCAGACTCAGTTAGTTTGGTGATAGTTGCACCAGCTCCAGACCCACCCCTAGGTTGTTTGAACTGGAACCTTAGAACACTCGAAGAACTTTCTTTAACTTCTAATGCAGCAAAAGAAGATCCAGGTTTAATACCTCTAGTAGGTTTCAACCCAGCCTTCTTCATTGCATCTTCAAGTTCATTAATAGCAGTGTCTCGGTTCTTTACTTTGACAATGATGTTAGTCATTTTTGCAGTTGCACTTTTCACCTCAGTCTCATAAGACTGCATAACATCATTTACAGCAATCAAGATTTCTGTAATAGTCATTTATAGAAAAACCCTCTCTTCAGTATTATTTAGAAGAGAGGGCATATTTATTAGAGATCGTTAGGTGCGCGATACTCAGACTTGAGAACATCAAACTCACCATCAGGATATCGTTTGAGAAGTTTCATAGTGTTACCAAGGAGAAGATCATCCATTCGGACACCAAGAGCAGTTGCAGCCTGAGAGATATACCACAGGATGTCACCCAGTTCAATGATCATGTGATCAATGTTACCTTGGTTGTACTCCTTACCCTGGAACAGGATCTTCTTAACGATCTCTGCAAACTCACCTGCTTCTGCAACAATACCAATAGCAGCAGTGTTCAGACGAGACACGTCACAACCTGCTTCATTCAATTCATTGATACGTTCAACATAAGTATCAAAGTTCTTAGAAGGTTTGGAGGTCATCACCTGCACAAACTTAGAATACTTGTCTAGATCTACAGACACAAGTTCAGCTTGATCTGCACGGTTTTGTGCAATACGTTCTGCAGTCTCAGCAACCTCTTTCTTTTGGTCGTCAGTCATAAAGCCTTCAGGTTCTTTTTTAGTCATAGTTAGAATGTAATAGTGTTAAACTTTGCAAATTTATCTTGAGCTGCAGACTCAACTGGATCAGGATGACCTGCATCAACCAACCCCTGTTGTTCTGACTGATCTATATTATACAGTTTCATCTTCGGCCTGTCAATACCTATGCAGAACCTTCTATAGTAACTCAGATCATTGTATCGATTCTTCAATTGTTTTACCATGATCTGGTTCATTCCCTCCAATTCTTCTGTAGAAATAAGAGCGAACATAAAGTCTGCAGTAGCAGGTAGTCCAAAAGACTCAGATGTATCAGTAAGATCAACATCAGTACTACCAAAACCTGCACGGGTAGTTTGAGTAGCAGTAACAATAGGGAGGTTGGCCTCAACTGCGAGACCCCGTAATTCTTCTGCGATTGCTTTCACATAGGTATAAGAGTTAACAATAGTTCCCTTGTACCTAGATGATGCACAGATATTTAAGTAATCGATGAATATAATATCTGGTTGAAATCCTTTCTTGACAGAAAGTTCATTGAGTAGAGACCCGAAATGGCCAGCATGGGCAGAAGCTGTAGGGTACTCTTTGATGATGAGTTTTCCGTGAGTCTTACCCGCCAATTTAATAATCTTATTCTCGTAAACCTGATGCGGTAGATCCGAAAGATCCTGAATATTGACATCTAAAAGGTTTGCATCAATTCGCTCAGCAATTTTCTCCTCTGCCATTTCAAGTGTGATGTAGAGAACGTTCCTCCCTTGCATGAGTGAGGCGCTAGCCATGTTGCACATGAATAGACTTTTCCCGACACCTGTACCAGCAAGAGCGACATTGAGAGTCTTGTTAGAGAGACCACCTTTCGTGATCTTGTCGAAATATTCGAGATTGAAAGGAATCTTTTCTTCCTTCCTGTGATAGAAGTCATACCTTGTTTGATAGTCGTCAATAAAATCGTGGCCAATATG